CGTTGCCGTCGGAATAGGTGACGGCCGTCCTGGTCCACAGGTACTGTCCCTTCTCGACGTCCGGTATGCTCTCATAAGTGAACTTGTCATCACCGGGTTGTGCTGCGGTCGTCGTCACGGCATAGGTCACGCTCTTACCTGTGATGGTGACTGATGTGCCGTCCTTGCCGTCAGCACCATCCTTTCCGTCCTTGCCGTCAGCACCGTCCTTACCGTCGGCACCCGCCGCACCGGTATCACCCTTGGCCACCTGTTGCAACCAGACAGCATCGTCGGTGCCCGGTACGGTACCCGTGTCACTCTGGGCAAGACAGAGCCAGAGACTGCCGCCGTAGGATACCCGTTGATAATAGGTATATTTCGTCACGTTGTTCCATTCGCCGCAATCCTCTACGACGCGGCGGGTATCGCCGGTGTCGGTCGTAAAATAGAACTCGTCGGCCGCGATGCGGATGAGTTTGGGCGAGAGAAAGACCGGTCGCATGACGTCCGTGATGTATCCGCCGTAATCCTCGGCGGAATAATCGGCGTCGCTCTCCACCCAATCGATGATGACGTTGCGGAAGACGGCGATAAACGGCGCGTTGTTGCCTGTCGTTGCCAGTTCGATGGCACCGGAGTAATCGTCCATCTCCGGCGAGTATTCCTTGTCGATGCCGAAGGCGGCGATATGGTCGCCCTTGGCCGGACAGTCGGATATCCGGTGACGGCGCGTGACGGAGATGTCTATCCAGGAGTATTTGCTGCCTTTGTTGATGGTGGTGCCGTCGGCCGCCACCTCCACGTCCTCTGAGGATACCTGCGTCACCGTGCGCCAGTAATACTTGTTGCCGCCCTCCGTAGACGTCTTCTGCGCAAACGACAGCAGTCCGTCACCGGCCAGGATGGGCAGTCCCTGATACAGCAGCATGTTGGCCTCTTCCGTCGTCTTGGCGGTAACGTTGAACATCTGGCATTTGGCCAGCATGCCCGGCCTCCAGTAGTTCTCGGTCTGTGTGCTGCCGTCATCGGAGAGCAGATAGCAGCGCCAATGGTCGGCCTTGTCGTCCGTCGTCACCTTGTCGTCGGCGTCCAGCGGCACCACGTATTCGATGACGCTTCCGGCCGGCGAGAGCAGGAGATTACCGCCGACATAGGAGAGCTTGCGGATTTCCAGTTCATTGAAGACGGCCTTCATGCGGACCAGCAGTTTGTCAACCTCCAGGTAAGACTCGCCGCCGACGCTCTGCAGCAGGAATCCGGAGAGCTCACTGTGCCAGTCGGGCGATTTCACGCTTCCGGTCTTAATACCAGCCGATGCCGTCATCAGTTTCTTCAGCAGTACCTTGGCGGCGACGGCAATATAGTCATCACCATCTGCGTCCTGCTGACCGCCGAAGGCATCAATAGTGTCGGTGTTGACGGCCGGTGTATGCACCACACCGTCCTCGTCGATGGTTGCCTTCTTTCCTGCTGCCAGGCTGCCGGCTTTCAGCAGCTTGCCGACAGTCAGATCGTAAGGCGTCTTGTCCGACTTGTCCTTACGCAAGAAGGTATCGTATGCCGGAGAGTCGGAGGAGAGTTTCTTCGCTTCGTCAGCAAAGGCCACTTTTACTGCTCCACCGTCATGGAGCAGGTAGCCGTTGACCCATGTCAACGCGCTCAACAGAGCCATGTTCTCGTGTTTATGACCCACGCCGCCTCCTGCTGAATAGTCGGCCTCCAGTCTCGATATGAGATAGGAGATGAGCGCCGACACGGTGGTGACGTTCCACGACTCCGAGTAGGGAGACTGAATGGGGAGAAGCGCCCCGCTGCTCAGTGGCAGGTGCTCCAGCTCAACCAAGCGCGGGGCTAATGTAAAATCCCCTACATCCGGGATATCGATGTCGAGAGACTCCGCCGTCGGGTCCGTGCGCGCGACATTCAGATAGGGCCGCTTGTCGGCCAGACGGTAAGTGAAGTTATAGGATGAGGGCAGCTCCTTGGCACTGTAGGTCACATCGCTTTCGGTGACCACAATCCGCCGGATGGCAGCACTGGTGTAGATGTATTTCCCCTGCGAGGGAAAGAAGTCAAGCAGCCAGATACGCTCACGCTTATCGAGGTACCCGGTGTTCTTGTTGTGCTTACGCTCCGTGTCCACACGGTACTCCTCCGACTCGTCCTCTATGTCGGCGATGTTGTGCGTGTGCTCGGCCGTCACCTCCTTGTTGCCGTAACTCCGGAACGTGTCAATACCGCCCAGAGAGTTCTCGAACAGAATCCACTCCTCCTCTTCCGACTTCCGGCCGGAGGCGTAATAGCGTTGGATGTATGTCAGTCTGGTTCCGTCTGACGTTTGTGCCCAGACATCATAATACTGAGGTGTAAGCGACACCTTCCCGGCGATGAGACCGTATTGTACGGGGACCGTCCAGCACTCGCCGGCGCTGATGGTCGCCAGCGTAACCGTCTCACTGTCCTCACCGTTATACACCGTACACTGGATGACGGCATCCTGTACGGCATAATAGGTCAGGAACTCTGGTGTGTAGTACGTCACCGGTTTCAGGTTGGGCTGCCAGGTGAGGAAATTCTGCTCCAGGAAATTCTCGGCCGTGTCGGAGAAATTGTCCACTCCGGCGCGGATGACGGTAAACTCATGTTCCTCGCTTTCCTCACCTGTGGTAAATGTCGCCTTGAACGTTCTTACGATGTTACTCTGTCGGTAGGCTTCCGAAGCGTCCTGCAGCGTGAATGATAGGAGAGGCTGGATGACGCTCTTGACATCTATCTCCACACGGTTCTCGCTGCTGGGCGTGTAGGTGTGTTCCACTATCTCTTCTCCGCTGCCCGTGTCGGTGAGCACGAGCGATACGTCTTCCGTGGCATACACGATGAAGTGATTGATGTTGCCAAGAAGGCTGACGGTATCCGGTTTGGTGAGTATATTCATTGCAAAATAAGTTCAAGAAGATTTCTGCAAATATATAGGATAGTCACTACCTTGCAAAGGACACGTCAGACGGTGTCGCCCTTGACGCATTCCAGCCAGCAGGTGGTCTTGGTGTAGGCATATTTCGCATGGCGCCAGAACGATCCGTGTCTTACCATCTTCTCCGTATACGACGTCTGCTTGCCGTAGATGGTACCCTCCAGATCCGCCGTAGGCAGAGGCGGGTAGACGACCTTGAAGGTACGCTCCTTGTCCAGCCCTGAGTTGGTCCATTCCTTATATGTCGTTTCCTCTTCCTCCACCTTGCCCACCCACGTGTAGCCCGTGGTCATGACAGGGCACATCTGCGTCACCGTAGGCGCTTCCACGACGGGCGTGGCCAGGGATACCGTCATGAACTCGCTCTCCAGCGGCTCGTCCTTGCCGCCCAGCGAGAATTTCAGTTTATTGATAAAGAAGGCTATACCTCTCACCACCACTTTGCCGTAGGCGATAAGATTCTGCTTCTGCGACTGCGAGAGCAGCAGCTTCATCTTCGTGGTCTGCATGGCGTTGCGCATGAGTGTGTCGTAGTCGCGGTAGAAACGCTCGAAAATGCCGTCCTCGCCATAATAATACAGCGCATAGTCCCACAGTTTCGTCTTCTCCGAACTCTGCAGATCATAAGGTGAGATGGTCCCGGCCGGTTTGTTGCCCGACAGATACGTGAAGGCCAGCATCGCCTGGAACTCCTCCGATGAATCCGTCGTCTCGCTCTCGTCCTCGCCGGTGATCTGCATCGTGGAGTTGCGCGTCGTGTAGGTGCCGGCATAGAGCCATGTCCCCATCGTATAGTCGAAATCGACGGAGTCGTATGTACCGCTGTAGAGCAGCGTCCGGAACTCCGGGATGCAGTCGGGAACCTCCACCTTACTCTCCTCCGTGTCCTCACCGGTAGAGTAGGGCATCGACGCCTCGGCCACCTTAGTATATACCTTATAGTTGCCGGAAAATCCCACCTTATAGAAACTGCCGGTATACTTGTCGTGATAGGCTCCCGGATTGTCGGCCATGAGCGCGCTGATGTCATCGTAAGAGCTCTCTGCGTCGCTCGACAGGACGTTCTTCGACGAGATGACGGCCCGCATGAAATCCTTTTCTGACTTGTACGAGATGGTGGGCTCTGCCACCAGGCAATCGGTCAGGTCGGCAACGGGCGCCATGGCCAGCACTTCACGCAGAAAGATGATGCCGGCCTTGCGGGAACCCTCGTCGGAGGTGAACTCGCAACAGAACTTCTTACGGAATACGGAAAGGAAATCCGACACGGTGATGTCGGGAAGCAGGTCGGCCAGTTTCAACTTGCCGTTCACCAGGGGGTCTATGACGGTATTGATGAGCACCATGTCCTTGAAGGGCGCCGTGGAGGTAAAGAAATTATCCTCCATCGTATATCCGAAATGCTCGAAGATCCGTCGCAGCACATAACAGGCCCTGATAAACGGTGATATGTAGTATCCCGGTTCCAGCGTTATGGCCAGCGTGTCCACATATTCCACGCGCTGCACCGCATTATAGAAGTCGCTGTCCGATGAATCGTCGTCCGGGTCGAAGGCCGTGAACGTGGCCTCTTTGCCGTCGGTCTTCTCCGAAGGCACATCAAAGGTCTTCTCCTTGCCGTAGGCGTTGATGATTTTATAGGAGAAGCCGGTGTCCACGCCGCTGTCGTCGTCCACCAGCACGGGAAAAATGGCAAAGCGCTCGTCACTGCCGCTGCGCAGGCCCCGGCAGAACTCGATTCCGGCTTCCACCTTGTCGGCGAGTGTCGAGCCTTCAAACTCGATGACGTCATCCGCGAAGACATCCTTGAGTTTCACGTTCTGGATGCGGGAGTAAAAACTGCCGTCGTTGATATAGAATGACGTGGAGATAGATCCCTTGTGCTGCGCCGACAGGATATACTGCCGGCACTGTGCGAAATACTCGCCGTCCTGGATACTCGCGTCCACCGGTTCCATCTTCGCCTTGCGGCCGAACACGTCCGGGAATCCCAACAAGCGGCGGTTGTAGTCAGACGCGGGAAGGTCGAGCGGTACGGTCTGCTCCCCGTACTCATTGAAAAACGGGTTCGTTCGCTCCACTTCGATCTTCGCTTCCGTGGGCAACTGGTAATTGGCGTCTTTCTTAAGATTCTTGATAATCATTTGCTTCCGATTTTACGTGATTGGTTGCGCAACTGCTGGCGGGCGTCGAACTCGTCGATGCCGACGATGGCGGGGATACCGTTCTCCTCGATTCTCTGCAGTACGTCGACAAGCCGTTTCGTGACGGCGCTGTCGCCGGCCGGCATCGGCACTGCGCTTACGCTGCCGCCGCTGACCGTACCTCCTGCCGCAAGACCTTTCTGCATCTGCAGCAGGTACTTCCGCATGTCGAGCGTGCGAACCTCTCCCACCCGCTGCGCCCGGTCGATGATATCGATGAGCGGTGCCACCGTCGGATTGGACAGCGCTGCATTGCTGGCTACCCATTCCTTGGACTGACCCGCGGCACCCTCTCCGACAATGACCGTGGGACGGTCTATATAGCCTCTTTTGTCCGGATCGAAGGCGGCATGGAACTGACGGCCGTCCTGTTCGCGCTCCACGTCGACATATCCGCCGTCGGCAAGACCGGTGGCCACGCGCGCTCCGGACGTCGCAGTGGACGAACTGGATCCGCTGAGCGACATCCGCTTCACCTTCTGACGCTCCGCATTGGCGGCAGCCAGTTGGGCAGCGCCGGTGACGCCCATCAGGACGGCGGCCACGGTACCGGCGACAGGTCCCAGGTCGGCGTATGCCTTCATGATGGACGTAGCCGTGTCGGCCACAATCTGGGAAGCCTTGACGGCAAAATTGACATCGGCGTATTTCTTCTCGATTTTAAGTTTCTCGTTCGCCTTCTTCGTCTCCAGCTCCTCGACCTTCTCGCTGTTGCCTTCGGCCGCTTCTATCTCCGCGTCGTACTTGGCGTCCACATTGGCCATCTCGGCGTCCATCAGCGCCGTTACGGCATTGCCGAAGAGATTGTTGTAGTAGTCGAAGGTCTCTTTCCATTTGTCCTTCTTCATGTTCTGGAGGGCATCCTCATACTGCTCTTGCGTGAGCATGCCCTGGTCGAGCGCCTGTTTGAGCTGGTCGAGTTGCTGCTGATAGAGCTCCGCACTTCGCACAAGGCCGTACTGCTGCCGCACCTGCAGTTTCTTATCCTCAAACTCTTTCACGATGTTGAGCTTGCGCTGTTCGTAATCCTTCTCCGACACCTCTCCCGTGGAGTGCTGCGCGTCGAGTTCCGCCAGAGTATCCTGCAAGTCCTCCTCAATGGTGGAAAGTCCCAACTGCTTGTGCATGGCCTTCTGCTTGTTCAGTTGCGCTTTCTCGTGGTCGTCAACAATCTTGGCGCGGGCTTTCATGTAGGCGTCAGCCACCGTCACCTCATCTTCACCGTGCGCCCGGGCATACTGCAGAGCCGTCTCGTAATATCCCTGCAGCGCAGCCAGACGCAGTTCGTATTCCTGGGATTCTTTTTCCCTCTCCGTCATGCCCTCGTCAGAGAGTTTGTCCATGGCCGCATAATAGAGCTTGGCTCCTTCGAGAGATTTCGCCTCGAAGGTCTGACGGGCTTTCTCCTCATTGGCCTGCTGGGCGGCGATGACAGCCTTCTTGTCCTCTCCGCTCTTGATAACCAGGAGGGCGGATTTCTCGGTGTAGGTCTTCTCTATTCTCAAGACGGCATCGGCGTTGGCGATGTCGAGGGCGGACATCTGGGAGTCGTACTGCTCTTGCGTGAGTTTCCTTTCGACAAGCGAACGCTTAAGCAACTCCATGCTCTCCGCATACAGTTTCTCCTGATTGGCAAGGGCCTCCTTGCGCTCCGCCTCAAAGGCCTTTTTCTGCTCAGCGCCGACGGTATCAGTCTTGCTGGAACCGGTCTTTTTCTTCTTCGGCTCCTCTATTTTCGGCTCATCCTTCTTTTCCTGTTTACTCTCGGATGAATATAACGATGATCCATATTTCCCAAGGATGGTGTCTCTCTGCGATTTCAATCTTGAGAGGTTCTTCTCCGCTTTCTTTACCGAACGATCGTTATAAAGGGTTTCTGCGGATTTAGTATACATAGTTCCGGACGTTCCATACCAACCGGCATTAGCCGAGGCTTCGTTTCTCTGTTTAGTCTCCTTGGCTACTTTCTCCGCCTTGTCAAGTTCTATGGTCGCTCTGGCAATATCCTTGCCCAGGTCTGCCAGCATTTCACGCGCTCCTTCCAATTCGTATTTCTTTGCCAGCGATGCAAGATACGAATCCAGCGCTTTTTTGTTGGCGACATATTTTCCTGTAGTCTCATCCAGACGGGCATTATATCCGGGGATAATACTGTTGAGTTCCTCTATGGCCTTTTTCTTGGCGCTGAGACTGGTGGTGCTACTGTCAAGGGTCGCAATAAGATTGTCTATGCGTCCCTTTTCCTCGGTGTATTTCTCAACCGCTTTTTCCTTTATGTCGTTTAACGCCTTTTGAGCCTGCGCCGCTGCTGATGTCCTGTTTTTCAGTATTGCCAAGGCTGATGCCGCAATCGTAAGAAGGGTGATGAACGCGCCGAACACATTGGCTTTGCCTGCCGCCTTAAAGGCATTCATTGCCGCCGTCGCCTTCTGGGTGTTTCCAGTGAGTTTGGCGATGCCCAGGGAACAAAGAGCCATGGTACCCTGAAATGTTTTTACCGTAGTGGACCATATCGATGTGACAATTGACGCCGCCTTGGAGCTGGTCAGGTAAGCCACGATGGAATTGTTCGCAATTAAAGTCGTCACCGACAGACCGGCAATGGCGATCGTTGCCAGTTTCACTATGTCGCGGTGTTTGACCAGATATTGAATGGACTTCAACATGCTGACTTGTATTGTTCCGAACGCCTCTTCCATCTCTTCAGCCACCGGGAGCAGTTCTTCTCCCAGAGCGTCTTGGGCATTCTTCAGCTCCGTCGTCCTCTGCATGGCCTTGTCAGCCGCGGAGATGTACGTCTCTCCCGCAGCAGCCAACTGGCCGTCCACGATTTGCGCCACGGCGGCGGCGAAGTCACCGGTCTTGGCCATGTTCTCTTTGATTTCTGCCGCTGAGATTCCGAGATTGTCAAGAATCATCACCGATTTACGGCCGAGACCTGTTACGATGGAATTGGTCATATAGTCGACGGACATACCCGTCTGCTGGGCCTTGAGCTGGGCAAAGGAGAGCAGTTTGCCCAAGTCCTCCAGAGGAATGCGGAAGTCCTTGGCCTGTACGGCCGCCTTCATCAACTCGAAATCCGATACGGTGCCTTTCGTCGATTTCCGAAGATTGTCCAACAACCCAGGACTGTCCAGGTCGCGGAAAGCCTTCTTCACACCGTCCGAAGTTTTTGCGAGTTCAATACTCCCATCTACCAGTTCTTTAAAACTTCCAAGAGAATGTCCTATGGTTTCCGCCAACTTAAAGAAAAAATTTCCTGCCAGGGTTCCAAAAGCCTGGTCGGACATTAGTGTTTCCTTGACGGAAATAGTATCTCTTCTTAAATCCGCCATTCGCTCAGTGACTTGAGATATTTGTGTTTGCAATTTGGCATACAGCTCAGGATTCAGCGCTTTGGACGTGTTGTCTAACTGGCGTTGTAGTAACTTGGCTTCCTTGCGAAGTTGCGTCATCGTTTTGGCGTTCAGATTGACTTTTGCAGTTTCATCTGCAATGTCTTTCTTCAGAGACCGTATCTTCTTTTGAAGGTCGTCGTAAGTTTTCTTTTTCTCTTGATAGACCTTGGTGTCTTTTTTGTTCGCCAGTTCAAGTTTCTGCAGCTGATTCATGTATTTCGCCGACTCCTTCTCATATCCTTTGAGGGATGTCTCAAGAGCCTGGATTTTCTTCTGCGCATTGGCAGATTCCAAATCCACGGTATACCTAATCTCGTCTTCGGTAAGATGTCTTGCCATAATAAAAAAAACTGTTATTACGGCAAAGATAATAACAGATTATACATTGAGAAAGGACAGTATTTAGAAATCGTATTCTCCCCACCAGTAGTAAATTAAAAAGGCACTTATAGGAGAAAACACTATACTGACCGCTAAGAATAAAGATATGGAACTAAAGTCTCTTAATCTTCGCGGTTTAATCAAATATCCGACAACAAGGCAAAAAATGGTATACATATCCGAATTATTTATGTCTGTCAAAAGCGTTTTGCAGACGCTCGCGCAAGGTGCGTCTGATTTCATCATTGAATCCGTATCTGAGCGTCGGGAACGTCTCATGGAAGAGAACGCCCCAGACCACACGGTTGTAGAGAGCCTGGTTGCGCCGCTTGAACTTCGCGATGCGGTCGTTGCGCAGCCGGTATTGCATGTCGAGAAAGCGGAGGTAGGGCAGGATGCTGACGATGACGGTCTCCGACTCTGAGCCGATGCGCGTCTCGAAGCTGTGAGTGGAGAGCGACTGCAGCAGATGTCCAGTGCGTATCTCGTAATTGTTCCTCACCACGCTTTCCTGCGTGGCGTAGATCTTCCGGATACCCTCCTGCAGGGTGTCGTGAACAAACTTCTTCTTGATAAGGCTTTCAGTTACCATGCGTTTGCAAATATAAGGTTTTTATTCTTATCCTCCAAGAGAATTCTGAAAAAAAGGCGCCCCGTCCTCACGGATAGGACGCCCTGACCTAAACAATTAATCGAGTTCTCTGAAAAACATTTTATGATATGGATTTGAACATCCATCTGAAGACAAGCCCCTGGGAGCCCGGCCGGCAGCAGAATTCGTAGCCGGCGTCGCGGAGGGCGCCGAAGACGTCCGCCTCGCTGATTCTGATGCCGGGCGATATCTCCCTGACGGCCGTCAGCACCTCCCGCGTGGTGAACCAGTGGGTGGTGTCCTGCGGAGAGAGTGCCGGACGGTAGTTCTTGCCGATGGCCCGGATGAACTCGCTCATGTCGGGTGCCTCCTCTTTCCGGGGAGCGCACGCCTGCTGGTTCTGGTTATTCTTGCGTCTCATCGTCGGGCAGGTTTAAGTCATCGGATTCGTCGTCATAGGGGGTAGAGGACGCCATGTCTTCCGCCATGGCGAGGTCCAGCTCGCGGAAGTCGCGCTCGCGGTAGTACATGGCGCTCACCAGGCGGAACACCTCGGGGAGCTCGTCGGCCGGTTTCTCCTGGGCATCGTCGATAAGCATGGCGATGACGTCGGAGATCTCATCAGCCGCATTGCGGAAACCGCCGGTGGCATAGTAGGTCAGGGTGTCGGCCTGACTGCTGGAGATTCTGATCGTTCTCATTTCATACCTCCTTTCCCGTTGATGTTAAGATGACTGGTCTGCATGGCCGCAAAGATACCGAAAAGGGCGGCGCCGGCAAAAGACACGGTCGCCGTGAAGGCGCCGAGCATGAGAGAGACGAGTATCAGGTGGACCCTGATGACCGTCAGGCGTGATACACTTACCTCCATCAGGAGGGAGAAAAACTCGCTCTTTGCGCCGAGCCATTCCTTGAAGGCCGACGCGCGCTGAGACCTGCGCACTGAAACTGTTGTCATAGTTGCATTGTTGTTCGCGTTGCCGGAACCGACGGTGCGGAGCACAGAAAAGCGGCTGCGCATCCCGCTGCGAACAACAATGACTTCACCCCGAGGGCTCGTAATGTTACGGAATGGCAACCGCCTATGCGTATTTTGAGGGCATGAAAAAAGCCCTCGCATGACTGCTGGGCATGTAACCGCTGCCCGACGGGATGAAAGAGAATCATCATTGTTCGCGATGGCAAAGATACGGTGATTCTTTGAAACCGCCAAATTTTTCACACTCTTTTTTGCTCTTTGCGCCGCACCGTTCCTTGACGGCCGACGCGCGCTGAGACCTGCGCACTGAATTCTTGCTTGCATATTGCTTCTTTTATCCATTGCCGGATACCGCCGGCGCGGGGCACAGAAAAGCGGCTGCGCATCCCGCTGGATAAAAGAAGACTTCACCCCGAGGGCTTAGAATTCACGGAATGGCAACCGCCGTAAGGATATAGTAAGGGCATGAAAAAAGCCCTTGCATGTCTGCCGGGCAATTCACCGCTTGCCCCTGCGGGATGATACACATCTTCTTTTATCCAGGGGCAAAGATAGGGTGATTATCTGAGACTACCAAATTTTCCGGGGGAAATTTTTAATTTCAGGGTTTGATTAAAAATCCCCGACGCTTTTGGCGCCGGGGCCGGCCGGTCATGCCGTGTTGTTGAACTTTAAACAGTGACCGTAAGTAATTCTTGCGCCAATTTATGAAGACCGGTGGCGATTTTCTCCCTTTGGGCGGGCCGGGGTTTACTCAGACCGGAAGCATAATGACACAGCTGCCTTTGATTGATTCCCGTAATGGTCTGCAAGGCAGAGAAGGAGAAAATACCGCGATAATATTCCAAGAGAGACTGCACGTCAAATTTGTAGACGATATCATAATCCCCGTCAAAAACGGCAGGATATTTATCCCCGTCCTTCTTGGCACAGTCGATATAGAAGTCGATGCTCTCCTGAACATACTTCTTGAAAGCGTCAAAATCATCGGTTCCGGAACAAATCCAACCGGGCAGCAAGTCGCAGGAACAGCAATAACCGGTTTGCGTAAGTGCCGTATTAACAATAACGTTTGTCATATTTTAATTGTTTAAGATGTCTTTATTCAAAGGTGGCAATCTTACCACCTTGTCAAACATAAACGCGATAAAGTCAGTAGTTTACCCCCGAAGGGGAGGTTGGAGTTAAAACTCCAACCCGGACTGTTGTTCGATACTTTTCAGTAAAGGGCCCCAGATGTCATCACTTTCCTTACCGTTGACAGTCACCTTCCCTTTTTTGTCGGGATGCTTAAACTGTCTGTGACTTCCTCGCTGGTCAACCAACGTCCATCCTGCTTTTTTCAAATCCCGAAGGATTTTACTTACTTTTACTACTTTCATAGATCGCTGTTTTGTTGTTCAACGTTGCAAAGATAGTAATTTTACTACAAATACAAAACGAATCAAGCGAAAAAAGTATTTATATTACTATTATTTAACATTCCAAACAAAAAAGACCGGCGCATCACTGCGGCGGTCCCTGGATAAATTTCACTTGTTGTCTAAAATCTTAAAACTAAACCTATTGAACTAACCGTATATATTTGGAGTAAGTCAGACGTGTGTGGATGTTGCTGCTGGCGACATCCAGACGGACGGCCTTACAGCCGAAGCGGAAGAACAGGAAGCGCTTGGGCACGCGGTGCACCAGGAAGGCGAGTGTGTCGCGGCCGGTGATGTCGCCGGTGAACGTGTCGCCGCGTATACATCCGGAGAAGTCCACCCAGGGGTCGCTGTAGGTGATGCAGGGCAGTGTGTCCGTGCGTCCCTCCCTGGTGATGACGCTGTCACGCACCACGGTATTGACGACAGTGCGCGTGACGGAGGCCGTGCGTGCCGCTTCCATGAGCCGGCGGTTCTTGATGCCGAGTATCTTGGCCACGGTAAGCAGGGAGTCGTTGCTGCGCTGCATCTCCGAGAGGCGCAGCGTGAGCGCTTCCGCGGAGACGGCGCTGCGCCCGGCGGCCGTCTCCTTGATCTCGACCGTGCCGTTGTGCAGCAGGACGGACTGGTTCTTTTCCAGGCGGCCGAGTTCCCGGTGCTGGCGGACGATTATGCTACTCATCAGCGCACAGACGGCGACGGCAGCGGCATAGATGGCGACTTTCTTCATCATTTTCCGTATCTGGATATATATTTGATGATGCCGCTGACATGAGTGCGGATGATGAGCTCACGGCCGATGTCGGAGAGCAGCAGCGCCACGTCTTCCTTGTTGTCCATAAAGAAATTCTCCGTCAGCGTTGCGGCGCAGCGTGTGTGTTTGAGTATGTAGAATCCGGCTTCAAAGTCGGCGTCGCCGTCACTGTAGTCGGTGCGTATCTTATAGCCGTCGAGATGGAGCCGGGCGGCTTCATAGAGGCAGTCGGCCAGTTTGTCGCCGGCGCTCTGCCCTACCGACGTGTATGCCGACCAGCCGCGTGCCGTCATCCATTGACCGTTGCCTGAGGCGTTGCAGTGGATGGAGACGAGCAGCACGTGCGACTTGCCCTCGGAGGAGCACACGTCGTTGACGCGACGGCAGCGCTCCTTGAGCGGGATGTCCTCGTCCTCCTCTACGATGCGCCTGGCGTCGTAGCCGAAGCGGATGAGCCGCGCCGTGACCTCTGCCGCTATCTCCCGGCAGTAGCGGTATTCAAGCAGACGGCCGTCGGGCGATCGCTTGCCGGCGGTGTCCGCGCCATGTCCGTTGTCAATGAGTATTACCATTATCTTGTTTTTCCTTTTCTGATGTCTGACGTTCCTCGTATTGCTTGATGGCCTCGCTGATATGCGACGGGATGAGCCGGTGGAATTCCAGACGAATGACGAGATACACCATCCACAGTCCCTTGTTCTTGGGATAGGTCTTGACCAGGTTCTTGAAGGCGTTGCTCACATAGTGATAGTCGAAGACGTAAGAGAGCCACTTCGCCGCATATCCCGCAGGTTCCCGGTCATCTGAGAACCACACCACGGAATGGATGAGCCAGATGATGGCAATGAAAAGCAACAGTTCCCATAGCGCCGTCTTGAACTTGCTCCACGAGAAATGGCGACAGGCGAATACGGCCACGCCGTCGGCGCGGGCGCCTGCCCACACATTGAAAGTCCAACAGAGCAGCAGACCTACCACGAAGCCGTGGGTGGGCGCGATGGACGCCATCAGGGAAGCACCCGCTGACACCACGATAAGTCTGATTTGCTCCATTGTCAGAATATTCCACATAACCCTTTAAATCTCCATGCAAAAATACCTCATTCCCCGTCTTTGGCAAAGGACCGCGCCAGGGCGTGCGTGCCGAGACTGTCGGGCGCCGACGCGTTCAGCAGCAGCGTCCAGCCGTAGCTGTGCAGTTCCGCGGCCACGAAAGGCACAAGTTCCGCTTCATCCAGGTTGTCCCTGTCAATCCATTCCAGGAGCCCTCGGTCGGCATCGGCTATCATCCGCGCATGGACCTTGACAAGCGACGCCAGGGTGCGATCGCTGGCGATGAGACGTTCCATCATATCACTGCGGTCGGGCAGTTTCATGGCCACGGTGACGGCCAGGCGTTGCGTGCATTGGAACGACCGGCGGCCGTCGCCCATGAGGTTGAATTCTCCGTAGTCGACGAAGAGGAAAGAGCCGGAGATTCGGTCGATGCGCTGCTGGATGTCCTCGAATGTCTGAGCATAGACGTAGTTGTCTATCTCCGGCACGACGGATTCCTCCGGCAGCTCATTGAGGGCGTCGAGCATCTCGGCATATTCCGAGAAGGAGCTCTTGCCCATGGTGGCGATGGCCTTCACACCGCTCTTGGCCGGATACTTGGCGAAATACAGGAACAGATCTTTTATCATATCATATAATTTCATTGATGACCGAGATGGGCAGTCCCGTCTCGGTGGATATCTTGGCCACGTCCATATCCATGCCCCGCATGTTGCGTACCGCATCGATGGTCTTCTTCCGGAGGATGCGCAGGTAGGTGAGTACGTTCATCCTCTCCACCTGTTCGGCGTTGCCGAGTCCGTCTGAGCACAGGTCATAGAGTGCGTCGGCGGCATCGGTGGTGATGGGACGGTCCGGTCGCGGTGCAAACTTCGTGAGCAGGCTGAAGGGCGTGCGCGTGTAGAGAAAATTATTCAGGGCCTGGAAGTTGAGCGACACGGCTGCCAGCGTCGTCTCCGGCAGGTGCCGGAAATGCTCGGCGCGCCGGTGTGCCTTATCCGAGTCGTAGGGCCCCTGGAAATAGAGTATGGACGCCAGCAGGGGCAGGGTGTCGCTGCTCTGGCCGATAAGGTCGCGAGCCTCGATGTATTGCAGGGCCGTCAGGGAACAGGTGAGCGTGCCGTAGGTGGTGTCCACACGGTAGCCGGGAGCGTCTACGCCGTCCAGGTGGGGAAGCATCTGTTTGCACCAGCAGATGTCCGGTACGTACCGATAATCCAGGGACTGCAGTTTCTTGGCCGCCGGGAATGTCAGGCGGAAGGGGTCCGTGCGGCGCGCCTCTGCGCGTTCCTCCGGCGTAAGGTCTTCCAGGGCGGCGTCATCATCCGAATAGACGATGCGAAAGAGGAACGTGAGCCGTTCAGACACGCTCAGCAGGTTGGCGATGGCCGTCTCGTCACGCAGCCGCATGGCATTGACGCCCATGAGGTCACAGAGCAGCAGAAGGCGCACCTCTCCGGCGGAGAGGGAGCCATCGGAGAAGCGCACCAGCAGCCGGACCGTCCGGAGATATTCATCCGGCGACAGCGCGCTCCATCTGTTGGGCACCGTGACAGGTTTGCCGTTTACGATAAGTCGGATGTCTGTCATGGTGCCATCACGATTACGTCATCATCCTTGTTGTATGCGCTATACGAGCTGATGTCCGCCATGCTCTCGTCGGTCAGCATGAGGTCGACGGAATCCGTTAGGTCGTCCGCCTCACCTTCCAGACGGTCTGCCAGGTCGGTCATGGCGTCATGCTCGTCCTTGCCCGACCGCGATGCCGTATTGTCGTCGAAGAGATTACGGATGACGGGCGGGAATTCCAGGATATCGAAGCGGCGCAGCGCCTTAGCGATGGTCTTCTTGGCCAGTGCCAGTTTGAGCATGCCCACGATCTGCTCATCCTCGGTCTTGGAGAAATAGGCACCCAGACGTTCGTCAAGGCACTCCTTCTGCAGGGGCACGATGCGGAAGAAGAAGAGGTAGGACAGGTCGATGGGATAGATGGTGTCAAACTCGTCGGCCGTCTGGATCTGGCATTGGGATAGTACGGTGCAGTAACGGGCTTTTTTCCACAGGGCGGCCGGCGAGATGGTGTCATCGTCTTCCGTCTCGGCGCACATGAGCTGCTGGACAAGCGAGTCCATGGCGTTGTAGTAATTCTCCATATAGGATCGCTTCATGCCCTCCAGTTCGTACTTATAGACGTCGATATCCGACTTCCGCCGGTTGATGACGTCGAAGACGAGTTGTACGCTCAGCGTCATATTGGCCATGGCCATGCGCAGGGCGTCGAGCAGGTCTTCATCTTCGGATGAGAGGATGGCGGTAAACACTTTCGCCGTGATGACGCTTTCGATACGCTTGCGGGCCGTCCTGGCCGGAGCCTTGAGGTCATCCAGGCTGTTGCTGGTGTCCACACCGGAGACGTACTCCGAGAAGGTCGCGAGGTTGCCGAATAGTTCTTCGAGTATGTTCATGACTGTTGCTGATTAAGTCTTTCTGATGGTGAAACGTCTTCCTGGCGCTGCGGGACCTCACGATAGTAACCGATGCGCAGCCCCTCCTTGTAGAGCGAAGGGAAGTTCACGCGCAGCGCCTGATTCAGGGGCTCGGCGCATATCTCGTCCTCCGGTGTCAGTGACATTATATATATAAGGTAGTTATAGTAGGCGTTGGAACCTGACTTGCTGATGACGCCCTCGCGGTCCACCGCACTGATGTCGGCGTCCAGGCCGACGCTGGAGAGCAGCGCCTGTTCCGTGCGCTTGTCGTAGGTGATGAGCGCCTCGATGTATTCCTTGTATTTCAGGTCGATGCTCTCTATCTTCCAGGCCTGTTCATGACCGGCGGAGTCGGTGAAGGAGAAGGTGGAGTATGCCTTGCCTTGATTGTCCTCACCGGAGAGGTACTTGCCGAACTTGCGCAGTTCGTAGCGGATGTACTCGATGACGGACGACTCCTTGAGTTCCGTACCGATGTCGATGCCGTTGTACTTGATGAGCTGCTGGCCCTTGGCCGAGCGCTTCTTGTTCTCGTCACACAGACGCATGATTTGATTGCGTTTGGACTCCACCCAGGCATTGGGGATGATGATGTGGATCTTGGCGGCCAGAGAATTCTTCAGAAACGAGTTGATGTAATGCGCCGTCTTGTTGCTGCCCTGGATATAGGGGCGTGCGCCCTGGTGCGTCTCGTTGACGCCGTAGAACTCATCCACCGACTTGTCCCTGTGGTGGGAGATGGCGGCAGACATATAGGTGTCGACGTCGCGGATGGAGAACTTCGGATACACTTTGAAAGATCCTACGCCGTAGGCCCAGCGGCCGAGCATGACATACCGGAAGTCGGAATAGGAGATGAGTGCGTTGGCCACGTCCTGACGGTCGGTAGCCAGCAGACAGTTCTTGTTCTCCAGACTTTCCAGACCGGCCACGGGCATACCCACGCCCGCAATCTTGCCGCGCGAGAAGCGCCACTTGCAGAAGAAGTCGCCGAAGTAATAGTAGTTCTTGATGTTGGCCTTGCAGAATTCCTGTACAGAAGGCAGACCGTAGTCCTCCCACGACTCGAGCCACTGCTCCACCTGGGGTACCGTGACATAGCGACGGCGCAGCTTACCGTCCTCTATACCCTGGATGTAACAGGCCGGACCATGACCGTAGAGCATCTTAATCTCCTTGGAGTACAGGCGCGGCAGGAGCCTGTTCTGCTTAATCTCCTGCGTCACCTCCTCGCACAGGTTGTTCTCACGGCCGCGCATGCACACGTTGTATCCCTGCATGCCCAGCCACTGATGCTCGTGCGTCATCGCAATGGCACCGGAGGGCAGCGCCATCGAGGCCGCCTCCATGACCTGATTGCCTTCTCCTATCTGGAAGGAGATGACATCGCCGTCGTTGACATAGCAGCCGGCATTGCCGACCATCTCGATTCTATCATTCATACCAATTGATTTTATGCAGTTTGAATCCGTCTTGCGGGAAGCCCATGTAACGGATGAGAATTCTGTAACACATCTTCGGCTCGCCGGCGCTGTCGGTGAAGAGAAAGTAATTCTCAGCATCCACGGCGAACCGCTCTTTCGGCAACTGGCTGCGGTACTTGCAGCCGTGCCTGACCACGAGCGTGGCACCGGCTTCCTGCCGGGCGCGCGAGTAGGGATAGAACGCCACCGTGAAGCAGCCGTCCGGCAACTTGCTTATCTCACGGGCCATTTGAAGGGCCGTCAGGCCGTCTATCTCAAGCGTATCATTCATTTGTTGCGAAGTTATTACATTATTATATATTGACAAAGGACTGCCGGGGAGCCTCCAGGAAGGAAATCCTGTCATATTTCCCGACGTCGGGGCCCTTGCACCTCAGGCCGAAAAATCAGCGGTGCGTGGGCGCTTTCATCGTCCGAAATTTTTACTTCTCCATTTCCCCGACGGAAGCGACTGAATGTCAGGCGCTTGCCGTTTCTTTCCATGTAAAACAGTCCTGTTTTTATATGATTTTGTAAAATTTTCCGTCAGACGGAATAATTTTCCGGCAGGTCGTCCGGGAACGTTGAAAGTTCTTTTTTCACCAGGTCGCCATACAGACCATACAAAAGATATATGAAGGCCGACGGAAGTTGCGTGGTGAGTCCTGCCTGCCGTTTGAGAGGTTCTTTTCTCTCACTTGATTTGTCCAGTTCAATCTTCCCGTTGGTCTTTTTCAGAGGGGAGACCAGGATGGCGCTGCACAGGTTCGGACACTCGTTCTCGTCGATGCGCACCTTCGGCAATAGCGGATGACGTTCGGAAAAGAGCAGAAGCAGCAGTTTGAACTGTTGCCAGTGATAGATGGTCGGCGCGCCCTCATTGTACAAAATCACGGTGAAACCGTACTTTTCGAGCGCCGCCTTCATTGCCCGGCTGTCCGTGGTGATTTGTTCCAGGTCCTCGCGCGGTTTGTTGCCAGCGCGGTCCGGATACAGGTGCACGACCTTGTTGACGGCATCGGCGCCGAAGAACTGATAGAACTGCTGGGCGAGATACTCCTGCGTGTCCGGGAAGTAGGCCCAAAACTCCTTGATGGTATCCAGGCGGCGGCCGGCCTCTTTCTTCTGTGCCACGACGAGCGACGAGAAGTTGCCGGGGTCATATCCCACGTACAGCGGTTCGCGCCTGTCGTAGTGACGGAGGAAACGCGCCGTCAGCAGGAACTTTTCTTTCAGGTTGTGCCGCATGATCTCATCATAGATGTAACTGTCCTTGAACTGATGGCGTTCGCGGTCATAGGCGGCGAAGAACTTATTGAGCACTTCCTTGTGGCGCACCGAGCAGATGGACGTAAGGAACTCGTCCATGTCGAGCGTCTCGAGCTGCGTCTTGAAGAATTTAGGCCCGAGGATGTCCTTATTGGCGAAAGATGACGCGCGCAGGTACAGTGTGGCATTGCGGCGCATGTCGGCCAGCCGAGGCCGCCACATGGCGATGAAATGGTGGAGGCGTTCCGTCTCGATGCGTATCTTCTCCATCGTGACGGGATTCTTCGTCTCACGCAGCTCCTTCTGCAGCGCATAGGTACGGTAGACGGACTTGTTGAGCGCCAGTGACACGGTGGCTATCTCATCGACGAGCGTCTTGTTCATGTTCTTCTCATAGTCCTCGAACCAGTCGTCCTCGCCCAGGTCGACGCGGGCCGTATCGCTGACGCCCGTCACGCCCTCATAATATGGCGACCGGCGTATCTGTGCGCTGCCGCCGCGCAGTGAGGGGAACAGGCGTGACTTGAGCTTCTCACCCGTGTTGTGCTTCATCTCCTCGATGAATGCGTGCACGGCATTACGGCCGGCGACGCTCTCAGGCTGATCGCTGGAGACGAGTTGCAGGTGTGCGCCGTTGCGGAACACCACGCTGTGCTTGGCGTAGGAGATGGGATAGCGCGGCCGACGGAAGTGCGACGGCAGGCGCGACTCGCCCACGACATAGTCGATGCCGTATTCCAGCATGGGCCGTTGGCGGCCGCCGACCATCACCGGCCGGGAGAAGTAGGCCTGGATGTTGGGCCATACGTTGGTCATCAGGGCCACGTAGGTCTTGTGGACCAGGAAAGAAAGCTCGCCGGGCATGTCATTGCACACACGGATGATGCGCGGTCCCATCACGCCCTCCGTCTTGCCGGTAGCGCGCCCCCATTCGGCATACAGCATATTGGGGTCGATGACCGAGGCGATGATTTGCACCTGGTTCATGTAGTAGTGCTCGAAATCCGAGAATTGCGTGTCAATATCAGTCATTTTCCAATTCCTCCAATACTTCCGCCTCTTCGATGTCAGCGTCACGCAGCAGGCGCTTCTTCTCCGTCTGTTCGATAGGCAGTGAATCGATGAGCGAGAGATAAAAGCCCTTGTTGTGCTTGGCGGCAATTTCCTTGAGATTCTTCTTCTGAAACCCGAGCTCCTCCGGCGTGAGTTCCGGCGATATGATGAACACCACGCCCAGGTCTCGGTCGGCCTCCGCTATTTCCGACGAGCGCCGACGGCATTCCAGGGCAGCGTCATAACATGCTTTCATGCCTTTATAGTCACGTCGGACGGCACACAGTTTCGCCAGATCCTCATACTTGTTGGCGAAATTGGATTCCCATACCTTGATGGGCACGTTGCAGTCGACGTTGAAGTAATTGATGGCCTGGTAGATGCGCGCCATGCAGGTACGCTCATCAACGGCGATGTGCTGTTCCGCGCTGATGCGCAGACGCAGTTTCTTGGCCGCCCGTGTGATGTTACGCTCATATTCATACACTTCTGCCGCCCACCCTATCTGCTGGATGAACAGGCGTGTCTCAGGCGGTATGTCATCACACTTGCCAGTGGCCAGGAATGTCGTTATCAAATCCGGGTGTATCTGGTCGAGTTTCTCAAGATTGCTTTTCATCATATGCCAAACAGTTTTTGTCTGATGTCAAGTTCTTGGCGTTCCAGTTTACGGGCCGCCAGCAGTTCGATGGCGTCCTTGTCACCGTTCTCAGCGCCCTTGGCCAGTTCGGCGTCAACGTTATAATCGCCCAGCGCGCGCCCCTGCAGGTAAGCATCATGATATACATCGCCCGGCGTAGCCATCCGGTACTGGAGCGCCTGGCTCTGATGCTTTGACAGACCGAGCAGACGGCATATGCGCTCAGGCGTATAATCCAGGGCGCCGAACGTGCGCACCTGCTGGATGTATTCATTCGTCAGATTGTCCATCGATAATCATTTTTGTCCGGTCAGCATCGAGCAGTTCTCCGTTACGCAACAGGGTGACGGGAAGCTGCGGGAACATCGCACGGAAGCGCTGCACCGTCACCGCCACGTATTGCGGTGATATCTCCATGGCCCGGGCCGTGCGATCCGTCTGCTGGCACGCCATAAGCGTGGAGCCGGAGCCGGAGAAGAAGTCAGCAACGACGGCACCGCGCCGTGTGGAGTTGCAAATGGGATATGCCATGAGCGCAACAGGTTTCATCGTCGGATGTATCTTACTTGACTTCGGGCGGTCGAAGCGCCATACGGTGGTCTGGCGCCTGTCGGCGTTCCAGAAGTGTGAGGCCGTCGGCTTCCATCCGTACAGACACGGCTCGTGTTGCCACTGATAGTCCTGTCGTCCCATGACGAGCGTATCCTTCACCCAGACGCAGCATTGTGCGATTTTAAAGCCGCACTCGCGCAGTGCCCGGCGGAACCGTTCTCCCTCACTGTCGGCATGGAACACATAGAAGGAGCCGCCGTCTTTCAGCACCCCGTACATCACCTCAAACGCCGTATGAAGGAAACGATAGAAGAGATCTTCCTCCATGGAGTCGTTCTGTATCTTCAGTTTGTCCGTGCCGCCGCCCTCATAACTGACATTGTAAGGCGGGTCGGTGAGTATCAGGTCGGCCTGTCTGCCGTCCATGAGAAGGCGGACGTCCTGCATGCTACGGCTGTCTCCGCACATGAGGCGGTTGTCACCCAGCAGCCATATGTCACCTGTCTTGACGAAGGAGGACTCACCGGCTGAGGCATCCGGGATATTGTCCACATCATCCTCCCTGACCTGGACACCGTCACCATCGCCTTGTCCGAAGAGGCGGTCAGTGGAGACGGCAAAGTCAGTCTTATTCACCTCAAAGCCGAGATTGAAAATACTCAGGTCGGCGGCCGTTATCTTATATTTGTCAAAGAGTATGGTGTCAGGATTCTTCTGTGCGAATTCCGAGTTATAGGCGGCGATTTCCTCTACGGCTTCCCGTTTGTCGGCCGCCTGTATCTCCTCATAGGGAATGGGCGGTATCTTATAGCCGTATTTCCGCAGGCCCATCAGTGCCTTTTTCCTCTGATGAGCGTCAATAATCCACAGACGGCCGTCCCCGTCACGCCATACCTTGAATGAGTATTTGAAACCGCGCGTGAGGATGAGCATCTGCAGCTTCGCTATTTTCTCCGGGTCCGGTCTCTTGAAATCCTCCTGAAGCTCGAGGAAAGAGTCTACGGGCGCCACCGGCAGTCCGCCCAGATTATAAACTTCGATTTGTTTTTCCATATCATTATTTGTTGTTTTCCAGAACCTCCTGGAAGAGTTTTTCCTTTTCCCTGTAAGACGCCAGGGCCGCCTTATCCTCCTCGCGGCGGTTCTTGCGATCTTCCCGTTTCAGGTAGGAACGGTAGCGTTTGATGTTGTCGGCTACGTTCTTGTGCTTTTGCAGGAATTTCTCCGGATCGCGTTTGAGAAGGCTGCGGAGTATCTCCAGTTCCGAGCGATGTCTCAGAAGCGGATGACGGAAGAGGAAACGTCCCTTGTCATTATATGATTGCAGCTCGTCGAAAGCCAGAAGATTCCTGATACGCGCCTCGGCGAGCATGGCCACATCCTTTGGCGTAGGTTTCTTCTCAAGACTTTCGTCGAGCTGCTTCATCCTGCGCCATGTGTTGACGCGGTCGTTGTAGAGAATCGTGGCCGTCTGTACGTCAGGGTCGGCAAGGTCATCCCACCGGATGGAGGGATATTCCTCCTCCTTCTGAATTACTTTTTTTTTGCGGCCTTCTTGGAGGAGCTCTTGCCGCCGGCATTCTTCACGGTCGTGCCCTTTGCCTCCGTAGCGGTGGCGACAGACTGCTTGACAGCGGGTCTGTTGGCGGTGATTTCTTCTTTCGTACAGTAATCGAGCAGGTCGTACAGGATTTCCTCCTGATGACGGCCCGGGCTGCGGCGGTATTTTGGAATGGAGTCGTTTTTCGGTGCCACCTTCTCAAGCAACGCGAGGTCGGCGGCGGCATTGGCGGCATCTCCCTTGAGAGCCCGCAGTGCCTTGATTTTTTCTCTTACTGTATACATAACAAACGGTTTTATTCATCCGACTCATCGGATACGGTTTCCTCAGAGGATGCCTCCCCGGCGTCTGCGACGTCTTCCTCATCGGTCTCCATCACAGTGTCCTCCTCGGATTCCGTGTCCGAAGAATCGGCGTCAGTTAGCTTTTTTTTTCCGTCGGATCGCCTGAATACAGGAGCGGAAGGTCGACGGAAGAACGCTTGAAGGTAAAGGTGGTGTAACGGCCGTCCTTGTCGTCCTTGGTTTCCGTATTGGACAGAATCATCGGGCGTTCAAGCTCACCGAGGATATACCACTGGTCGTCCTTGATGTGCTTGTAGACGATGATGAACTTACCGCCACTGTACTCTTCAATGAAGTTGTGAATGGCCTTGCGGTCGCCACCCATGATGATCACGAAGTTGTTTTCACCCGATGTAGTGATGTCACCCTTCTCGGTGGTGGAGACGAGCGTAGGTATATCATGCGCCTCGAAGTAATGGCCTACCTCCTCCGATTTCAGAGGAATCTCGGCAACGACGCGGTCCTCGTCCGGCTGGGGGAAGGCCGTGTCGCGGTCAATCTGATCAATGGCATACAGATAGACGATGTACGAGATGGCGCTGCCGTGGGTGTCGCGATCGCTGACGTCATCGATGCTTCCGATGGTGAGCATGGAGGCAAGAGAGACGCCCATACCGCTGACGCCCAACACGGAAGAGGGGTCTGTCAGCATCTGAAGGATGAAGACCACGACCGCAACAGCCATGATACAGAGCATCAACTGACGGCCTTTCTTGTTGGCATAGGCATTGCCTTTTGCCATGTTGCGCTTGACGATGCGCACCGGTATTCTTTTCTTGAACATAATTTTTCTTTTCTTAATGGTGGCCGGAGGCCAGT